GTAGCCTGATAATAGGAGAAAAATGGCAAACACCACGAATTACAATTGGGAAACACCAGATGACACCGATTTGGTCAAAGATGGTGCAGCAGCAATCCGATCACTTGGAACTGCTATTGACACAACGACTTACAACAATGCCCAAGCAGCAATTGCTAAAACTTTAATTGATGCAAAAGGTGATTTAATTGTTGGATCTGCTGCTGATACTGCTGCAAGACTTGCAGTTGGTGGCACAAACGGACATGTTTTGACTGTCAATTCTGGGGCGACAAATGGAATTGAATGGGCTGCGGTTTCTGCTGGCGGGATGACCTTAATTCAAGAAACTGTTGCAAGTGCAAATTCATCAATTACTTTTGGTTCAATTCCCGGAACTTACAAACAATTATTGCTTACATTTCATGGTTTGTATCAATCCAATAACACATCAGCATTTTCATTGCGTTTTAATAATAGTTCTGCTTCAGAATATGCGCAGCAAACTTGGGGATTTAATAACAATACTCCAACAATCCAAGTGGGTGCAAGCACAACTACGAGCGTGGGTATGCCAAGTGGATTATTTGGTGAAGCAGTAGATCAGACTGCTAGGCATGAAACTGCAACTGGAAAATTATTAATTGATAATTACGCTTCTACCACAAAGTTCAAAATGTATTATGGCTATAGAGCATATTTTTTCAATGCTGGTTTGGGAGAAAAATATTATCATTCACTTGTCGGCAGTTGGGGAAATACAGGCGCAATTACATCTTTGGATGTTTTCCGAAGTCAAGGCACAGGAACTTTATCAAATGTATCAAACACCTCTATTAGATTGTATGGTATCTCATAATGAAAAAAATTATTAATTGCGAAACAGGCGAAGTTATAGAGCGTGATTTAACTGATGAGGAACTAACTCAACAGGAAATTGATGAAGCAAATACATTAGCCGAAAAGGCAGCGCAAGCAGTCGAAGCACAAGCAAAAGCCGAAGCAAAAGCACAATTGCTTGATCGTCTAGGCATTACTGAGGATGAAGCCAAACTTCTTTTGTCCTAATGAAGCCTTGGTTGTCTAAAGCAGCAGTTCAGTTGCGTGAGCAGATTGATGATTCCTTCCCAGAGCGTTTGCGCAAATCTGATGGGTGGATTGGTGATGCTAGACATAGCACACGAAAAAGCGATCACAACCCAGACGCAAATGGTTGCGTGCGAGCAATTGATATTGACGCTCGGCTTTCTGACGACAAAGGGCTTTCAGCATATTTGGCAGATCAAATTCGATCATACGGGAAAACCAATGGTCGCATCAGTTATGTAATACACCAATCAAAAATTGCCTCACCTATACTTGGTTGGCGTTGGCGCAAATATAAGGGTAATCCCCATGCGCACCACATCCATGTTAGTTTCAAGAAAAATCAAGATAACAACTCAGATTTCTTTCACATCCCACTACTAGGAGGCAACGCATGAAACTATCTAATAAACATAAGGCTGCAACTAAGTCATACTTAAGAGCAGTTGCTGCATCTGGAATTACTGTTGCGCTCGCTATCGTGGCAGACATTCATCCAGCCTATGCAACTTTGCTTGGTGCAATTGTTGCTCCTATTGCCAAAGCACTTGATCCAAAGTCCGGCACCGAGGCTGATTACGGAATCAATGCGAAATGACGGCCAACGAGTGGGTTGGTATCGCCGTTGGCGTATGCGGAATATCAACAAGTTTGTTTATGGGTCTGCGTTGGGTTATTAAATCCTATTTAGCAGAATTGAAGCCGAACTCAGGCACAAGCATGAAGGATCAAATTACAAGACTTGAACAGCGTGTCGATGACCTGTTTGTCTTAATCTCTAAGCGATAATTTTTGTTATGGCGAACACACGCAAATCATCGAAACGCAAAAAGATCAATAGGCGTATCGTTCGCCGTTCTCCTGATCCATTAACCAAATTGGATCAATGGTATATCGCAAAACATGAAATGTTTAGGGCTGCACGAAAGGCTGGATTTTCAGAATCCGTTGCGCTCTATCTAATGGATAGCCCAGAATCAATGCCTGACTGGATCGTAGGCGATAAGGGAATTATCCCAACTATTCCTACTCCTGATGAGGATGACGATTAAAGCCAATCGAAGGTATTTAATTACGCCGGATTTGCAGATTCCTCTGCACCATCCAAAAGCAGTATCCAATCTCATTAAAATGAGCAAGCATGAAAAGTTTGACTTTGTGCTTAATGTCGGAGATGAACTTGACATGACTTCCCAAAGCCGTTGGGTCAAGGGAACAAAGACTGAGTTTGCTGAAACACTTCATGATGAAAGATCAATTGCTCAAGATATTCTCTTTGATCTTGGCACGACCGATATAATTAGATCAAATCATACGGATCGATTATTTACCACATTGCTAAAAGGCGCACCATCATTGCTGGGGTTGCCTGAATTGGTGTTTGAAAAGTTTATGGCTTACTCAGATTTAGGCATTAGATTTCATAAGCGAGCCTACGAGTTTGAGCGTGGGTTTTTCTTGGCTCATGGCGATGAAGGGGTTATGTCTAAGCATGCCGGTATAACTGCCCTAAATCTTGCCAAAAAGTGGGGTAATAGCGTTGTTTGTGGCCATACCCATAGGCAGGGTGCTACGAGGCACCAAACTGGCTTAAACGGCCGTTATTCAACGATTTGGGGTATCGAATCCGGTCATTTAATGGACATGAAAAATAAAGCCAGTTACCTAAAATATGCGTCAGCCGACTGGAATATGGGATTCGTGGTCATGACCTTTGGTAAAGGCGGTCATTCGGTCGAGTTAGTACCTGTGAACCATGACGGATCATTCCGATACAATAAAAGGTATTATGGGGCGTGAAACAGACTATATCGACCGCACGATTGATGATCATATTGATGAATTTGAGGATCTTGGCGTTATCTAATCGTTATAAAACACGCCGTAAATCAGGTAGATAAATAACTTGATTTAGGTCAAACTTTATGTATTCACAGAGATACTGTGGATATGTAGGGAGCGACATGTTATTAGATATAAGTAATCGAGGCCAAGCCTTAGATTATGCTGAAAGAGGATGGGCAGTTTTGCCATTATTGCCACGCAAAAAAGATCCGCACTTTGACTTGGCTCAAAGGGCTTATTTATCAGCAACAACTGACAGCAAACTAATTAATTTTTGGTTTGACTATGATCAAAACATCAATATCGGAATTGCCTGTTATCAATCAGGATTGGTTGTATTTGATATTGATTGTCGCAATGGTGGCAAATTATTACCTATATTTCAACCGACTTATACAGTTGAAACAAGTGATGGTTTGCATTTGTATTACAAAGCAAACAAAAATGATGTATTTAGAGGTAAATTAACTGATGGTATTGACATCAAATGGAAAGGATATGTTGTAACTGCACCTTCCATCCATCCGTCAGGAGCACGATATAGAGTAATTGACGACAGAAATCCTGTTGTCATGCCAAGAGAATTAAGGGAGATGGCTACAAAATGAATTTATACGGCGAACTAAGAGATTTTGGTTATCTTTGGATGTTGGTAATGTTAGGTGCTGCATTTATTTGGTGGATCGTGTTAGAAATCCGAGATACAGCATTTCAAAACGGCTACTGGAAGGGTCGGGCTGATGGATGGAATATGCATCGCCGAATGACCACTATTAAGAAACAGTCAGATGAGGTTTTTGACTATGACAAAGACTGAGCAGTTACTTGATGAAGTCATTACTACGATTCAACAGCGTGGAAGCGTTTACGGACATCCGTACTACAACCATAAGCGAATTGCAGGTCTATGGTCTGCATATCTCGACTTCCCAATCACACCACATCAGGCTGCATTATGTATGGCATTGGTCAAGGTTTCTAGGCTTAGTGAAACCCCAGATCATTACGACAGTATCAAAGACTTCATCGCCTATGGATCTGTATATAAGACTGTCCTCGATGCAGTCATGGATGACACATTCGAATGGGAGGACAAGTAATGGCATTTAATCTTGAGGATTATGAGGATGTGGCAACACTTAACAAGTGGTTTATTGCCAATTATCCAATGGGTCGATCTGATCTATCAGTCATAAGCCATGATCCGGAAAAGGGTTATATCTTGATCCAATCAACACTTTGGCGAGATAGTAAAGATGCTGCACCGGCGGTATCTAATGTGGCCTTTGGATCTCGGGAAACTTATATTCCTAACATGAAAAAATTCTATGTTGAGGATACTGCAACAAGTGCATTGGGTAGAGCAATCATTCTACTTAAAGGCTCTGACAAAACTGCGACCAAGGATGACATGAAAAAGGTTGAAAGCAATCCATCATTCAAGGAAAAGCTAGAAAGCCGCCAAAACATGTATGGAAAGCCAGGAAGCAAATCAGCACAGATTGAAACAATCCTAAGAGATAGTTTTGCAGCTGATAAACCTAAAGAGCCAGTTGCTTGGTCAGTTGGTGATGTAGTTGCTGAAATAGGTGCATCAATACCTAATGAGCCACCTGCATGTCAGCATGGTCATATCTTGAAAGAAGGAATATCTAAAGGAGGTAAGCCTTACTATGGATATGTTTGTAAAGCAAAAGAATGTCCACCTAAATGGGCAAAACTCACAGCTAATGGAAAATGGTATTTTGAAGGAGGTGAATAAATGGGTGAATTACAAATCATTGACGGCTCTGGCTTAACTGCAACCTTTACGGAT